CATTCTCCCCCCAAGTTTCATGACAGTTCTATACACACAAGGACAGAAAAAGCAAGTGAGAGTAACACTAACTCTTTCTGTGGAAAGTGATTTTAATGCCAGGCAAATTGATTGGAGAAAGTTATTCGAATTGGAAGACAATGAGCAGGTAGAAAGTTATATTGAGGAACTGTAAATAGCACAGTCTAAATGTTATTAGACCTGAGTAAGTCTCTAAACTATTCTGTACACTTTATCATTATGATTATGTCCAAGAACTTCGCACTTTTCTTGCTAGATGTTGTTGATACTGGAGCAGACATATTAGCAGTCCTCGATGATATTAATGAGGTGGAAGATACAGTGCTATAAGTGTTAACAACTGCGTAAGGACTATTTGACAATAACTCATAAGGGTGCTATTATACATATAGCACTCTTATTTTATGGGTATTAGTATTAGTGAATAGGACAGTATTTTGATGATTATATGTTATTATTATGGGGTGCGTGATCGAAAAAAAGGAAGAGACCCTAACCTACAGAGGTGACAAATTGAGATGTATATATAAAAATCTTGAAAATTTTTCTCAGGTAAAAAACCCCCTATGAACCTTTTCACATTACCTTTTAAAATAATTAATTTTTTCATGTGGACTGCCCTTGGAATAGTTGCAGTTAACATATATAAGTTAATAACTTAGTATGGAAATGGACACAAGTTATCACATATATGCAAAGGACAAAGTTCTTTATTGTAATTTAAATGAAGAGGACTTTGAGGAGAAATGGCAGTTATTAAATGTAATGGTAGGATTGCTCAAGACAGATTATTCAGAGAAGGATTTATCATATATTAAATTAGGTCCTAAGTGTGGAGTTGGAGGACCAGGTAGGGTTATCTACAAACAGGAATGGGAAGAAGATAGTTATTGACATATACATATAATTACTCTATAATTGAATTGAAGGTATTACACAGTTATGGCAAAAGGATTTACTGTTAAGGCAGCAGCACCCAAAGCAAAAGCACCTGATTGGGACTATACTGCAATCAAGGAAAGAATGAAAGGTAAGACAATAGTTTTCTGCTTACCTGGTAGAGGATGTAGTTATATCTTTTTAAAGAATTTTGTACAGTTATGTTTTGACATGGTACAGAATGGAATGTCTATTCAGATTAGTCAAGACTATTCCTCTATGGTTAACTTTGCTAGATGTAAGGTATTAGGTGCTAATGTTCTCAGAGGACCTAAGCAGATTCCTTGGGATGGTAAACTTGAATATGACTATCAGTTATGGATTGACTCTGATATTGTCTTTAACACAGAAAAGTTCTGGCAACTCTGTGATATGGCAGTACCAGCAGAAGGAGATGAAAAGAGAATCAGTGCTGGTTGGTATGCTACTGAAGATGGCACAACTACCTCAGTTGCTCACTGGTTAGAGGAAGATGATTTCAGAAAGAATGGTGGAGTGATGAATCATGAAACTGTTGAGACTATGAGTAAGCGCAAGAAACCTTTCACAGTTGATTATACTGGATTTGGTTGGGTATTAATTAAGAAGGGTGTCTTTGAAAATCTTCCTTATCCTTGGTTTGCTCCTAAGATGCAAGTCTTTGAATCTGGGGCAGTACAAGACATGTGTGGTGAGGATGTCTCATTCTGTTTAGATGCTATTGAAGCTGGGGATGAGATATGGTGTGACCCTCGTATTAGGGTGGGTCATGAAAAGAACAGAGTTATCTAGGAGACCTCTAATGACACTATCAAAACAAGTAGAAGCCTCTTTAGATGAGGCAGTTGCATCTTTAAGGAATGCTCTTTCCTTTGCAGCAAGAACAGAAGAACCTTATATTAGCAAACACATTGCTGATGTAATGTTTCAAATAGAGAATCTTAAGAATGTGAGTAACGTTCTAGCGATCTCTGACAAAATTATGAAAGATCTGGAGGATCAAAACTAATGCCAGTCAAAAAATCTCTCTCTGGTGGTGATTATGTAGAAACCATACCTAAAAAGACTTACCAAGGAAGGGGAAAACACACTAAGTATGCTGCTACTAGTGCCAATAAACCCAAAAAAAGGTATAGAGGACAAGGAAGATAGTTAAAAGGACTCATTAGAGTCCTTTTTTATTGGGTAATTCTAAATTATTTCTCTTGTACCACTTATCTGAATCAGAAAAAGGTGGAAACCAAGGTTTCAACATGAAAAGTGTTCCCTCTTCTACCGCATAAGGACGTGCGCATTTAGTTAACATAAGAGTTACGAGCTCGTTATGAAAGTTATTTAGCTACCTTTTTCCACAAGTATAGATTTGCATCAAAAAACACCCTTTTTACAGGGTGTTCAGTGGTATAAAGTCATTAGAGCTCGTAATTCTTATGACACTTTATTTAGTCGCCTAAATATAACCCCCCTGAAAACAGGGTTTAGTCTTGTGGAAAAACTTTTTACTATATAAACGCTCATAAATAACTTATATTTACCGTTGTTTCATGCCTGTAGAAAGGATTAGTAAAGGATTTAAGGACATTAGCATGTCTTTTAAGACAAATCCTATCACTAATGACGTTATTGGTGTCAATAATGACATTGCAATCTCACGTTCTATTAGAAATTTAGTTCTTACTACACCAGGAGAACGTTTTTTTAACCCTGATTTGGGTTCTAGAGTGAGTCAATCACTATTTGAGAATATAGATGAGATTTCTGCAGCATCTATTAGGGATGAAATTGAAGAAACTATCATTAGATATGAACCAAGAGTAAAATTACAAGATGTAAAGGCAATTCCTAACTATGATGAAAACTCTTTTGATGTAACTATTACCTACGACATCATTGGAATTGAGGCTCTTCCTCAACAATTAAACTTTGCACTACAGCAGACTAGATAAATGGCATTAGTAAACTTTACAGATCTTGATTTCGATCAAATAAAAACATCCTTAACGGATTATTTGAGAGAAAATTCCAATTTTACTGATTATGATTTTGAAGGATCTAATCTTTCTAACATAATTGATGTATTAGCATACAATACTTACATTTCTTCCTACAATGCTAACATGGTTAGCAATGAGGTTTTCATAGATAGTGCTACTTTAAGGGAAAATGTAGTAGCATTAGCAAGAAATATTGGATATACTCCCAGATCTAGGACTGCTGCAAAGGCAATAATTTCATTTTACGTAGATACAACTGGTTTTACTACTAAACCTGTCACTTTAACCCTTAAAAAGGGTATAGTTGCTACTTCATCATCAGTATTTGGGTCAGAAAGTTACTCTTTTTCCATTCCGAGTGACATAACTGTACCTGTGGTTGATGGAATTGCTACTTTTAGTAATGTTACGATCTATGAAGGCACATTTTTAACCTCAAATTTCACTGTTTCTTCAAATACACCTGCTCCTCCTTCAAGATATATCTTAGAAAATGAGCATATTGATACTTCTACACTAGAAGTTACTGTAAGAGACACAGAAGCTAGTACTTCTTCTAAAAAATATGTATTTTCTGATACATTATTAGAAGTTACCTCCACTTCTAGGGTATATTTCCTTCAAGAAATAGAAGATCAGAGATATGAGCTCATTTTTGGTGATGGAATCTTTGGAGAAAAGTTAAAAGCACTTAATTATATTGAAGTTTCCTATATTACTAGTAGCGGAAAGGATGGAAATGGAATTTCTTCCTTTAGTTTTAATGGAAGAATTGGAGATAACAATAATAACCTTGTAAGTTCTGGAATTTCACTATTTTCTACTGTAAATGAGTCTGTAGGAGGTAAAGAAATTGAATCTGTAGACTCTGTAAAGCGTTTTGCACCTAAAATTTACTCAGCATACAACAGAGCAGTGACTGCTGGTGATTATGAGGCATTAATTCCTAAAATTTACCCAGAAACTGAGTCAGTTTCAGTTTTTGGAGGTGAAGAATTAAGTCCTCCTCAATATGGAAAGGTTTTTATCACAATAAAACCATTTTATGGACCTTATGTACCAGATTCTATTAAAAATAACCTTAATACTATGTTAAGGAAGTATTCTGTTGCTGGAATAGTTACAGAAATTCAAGATTTGAAATATTTGTATGTTGAAGTAGATGTAAATGCATATTATAACCCAAATTTAGCATCTGATAGTGCTGCAGTAAAAACTGTTGTTTTAAATAACATCACTAGGTATGCAGATTCAGAAGATATGAATAGATATGGAGCAAAATTCAAATATAGTAAATTCCAAGGAATAGTAGACAATAGTAATGAGTCAATAACTTCTAATATCACTAAAGTTCAAATTAGAAGAGATATGAAACCTTTATTAAATCAAAATGCTGAATATGAGCTTTGTTTTGGCAATCCATTTTATATAAAAGATGCTACTAATGGATATAATATTAGATCTTCAGGATTTAATATATTTGGAGTAGCAGAAACTGTTTATTTGACAGATCAACCTACTAGTGACAAAGAAGGTACTCTATTTCTATTTAAATTAGTATCTACCAATGCTCCTGTTATTGTAGCAGGTAATATAGGTACTATTGATTATGAAAGAGCTGAAATAATGATTGATTCTATTAATATTACAGGAACTTCTAAAACTGTTCAAGATGTTCCAATTATAGAAGTTTCTGCATGTCCAAAATCAAATGATATTATAGGATTACAAGATTTATACTTACAATTAGATGTAACAAACAGCACTGTGGATATGGTATCAGATAGTATCACTTCTGGTGAAAATTCTGCAGGTACTCTTTATACAGCTACATCAAGTTATAGTGGTGATAAAATAGCAAGGTTGGCAGATAATGAATCTGTTGTAAATACTACCCTTACTTCCTCAGATACATATATCTTAGGGTCTCCTAATACATTACCATATTAATTCATCCCATAAGGATAAATGTCAGAAAATACAAGAGTCAAAATTAGTGCAGTCGTTAAAAATCAGCTTCCTGATTTTATAAAGGCTGATTTTCCCCTTGCTGGAGATTTTTTAGCACAATATTATACTGCTCTGGAGGGACAAGGTGCTACACTAGACATTCTTCAAAATATTGACAAATATGTTAAAGTTGATGAATTAACTGATCTTATAGAAAGTACAAAACTTTCTAATAAGGTAGGAATTGCTGATAATACTATAACTGTAGATTCTACTACTGGATTTCCTGAATCTTATGGATTACTTGAAATAGATTCTGAGATTGTTACATATACTGGTATTACTACTAATACCTTTACTGGATGCTCACGTGGATTTAGTGGAATTACTTCATATAGAGATCCTAATGTACCAGATGAGTTAGTTTTTACTAATTCTGGCATTTCTACTCATTCTTCAGGTACTGTAGTTAATAATTTAAGTATTAGATTTTTAGAAGAATTTTTTAAGAAGGTTAAAAAACAAGTTTCTCCTGGATTTGAGGAGAGAAAGTTAGATGATGATATCAATAAGAGATTATTCCTAAAACAATCAAAAGATTTCTATTCTTCTAAAGGAACAGATAGATCTTTTGAAATTTTATTTAAAGCTTTATATGGAGAAGATGTAGATGTAATTAAACCAAGAGATTTTCTCTTTATTCCTTCTAATTCAAATTATAAAATTTCAAAACAAATAGTAGTAGAAGCTATAGATGGAGATCCAGAAGATCTTATTAATAGAAATTTATTTCAGGATAATGTAGATGGATTTCCTAAAGCTACAGGTGCTATTAATAACGTAGAAAAAATTGTAAGAGCTGATAAAACATATTATAGAATGAGTCTGGATTATACTCCAAGAACTACTTCTTCTATTAGTGGAGAATTTTCCATTCATCCAAATACTAAATTAGTAGATCCTATTTCTATCGGATCCAGTGTTATAAGTGTAGACTCAACAGTTGGATTTGGAACTACAGGTACTTTAGTTGCTCGTTTTGCTGATGGTACTTCTAATACTATAAAATATACTTCAAAATCATTAAATCAATTTTTTGGATGTTCTGGTGTAGATAATAATATTGCAGCAACTCAAGATATAGTAGTAAATTCACATGCATATGGATATAGTGGAGTTGGAACAGCAAATGTAGTAAAAGTTAGAGTAACAGGAGTTCTTTCTAATTTAGATACTGATTTTGAATCAAATTATTTAAGTGAAATTGGTGATGTTATAGAACCTAAAGGTTTGGGTTCAAATACTAATAATCCTATTCTTAAAACTTTATTTTCTAATATTTCCACTACCTATGATATAGAAAGTATTGAATTAGTTGACGAATCTAACTTTACATATAAACTTACACTTTTTGATAATCATGATTTTATTATAGGAGATAATGCTCTTATTAACACTATAAATTGTTCTATTATTTCTTTAATAAGTTCTAAAGAAGTATTAATGAAAGGTGCTGGACGATTATCAGAAAATACAGAATATAGAATTCAAAGATTAATATCTAAAGCTAATTTATCCAATTATTCAGATGCTAACATTTATACTACAAATGTTCAAAATTCTTATTTGAATGAAAGGAGAAATGAAACTATTATAGCTTCTCCATCTATTCCAAATTATTTTAATCAGTCTTTAGATATTAGAGATACAGATCTTGTATTTTCTGGAGTTTTTAGTGATAGTACTGAAATTACTATACCTAATCATGGATTAATTACTGGAGAAAAAGTAACTTATGTTGGGAAAGGTGATGATAATAAGTTGGATATAACAGAAGATGAATATTTCATAAAAAAGGTTGATATTAATACTATAAAACTTTCTAGAAGTAATGCAAATATTTCTAATGATAACTATGTTTCTTTTTCTGGAACAGTTTCTGATAATGTATTAGAAATATCAGAATTTGCTAAAAAGAGTATAAGATCTCAAAAATTATTGAGAAAAATTCAAACTCCTACTTCATCCACTATTTCCAATTCTACACAATCAGGAAAAACTGGTATTTTGGTAAATGGAGTTGAAATACTTAATTATAAGTCTAATGATGTAGTTTATTATGGACCTTTGGATGAAATTTCTGTTTTAAGTGAAGGAAGTGAATATGATATAGTTAATCCTCCTATAGTATCAGTTTCAGATCAAACTGGTATTGGAGTATCTGCTTTTTGTGAGGTACAAGGAACTATAGAAAGAATTGATGTTGTTGATGGTGGATTTGACTATTTAACAACTCCAACTTTAAAAATAACAGGTGGAAATGGAAAAGGATGTATAGCAAACGCTAATTTAGTTCTTAAAGATCATTCTGTTGAATTTAATACTATAAAGACAGCAGGTTTGGTTGATATTACTAGTAATACTATTGGATTCTCTACTTATCATAAATTTAGAGATGCTGAGTTAGTTTCTTATAATACAGAAGGGCAAACTGCTATAGCTGGTTTAACTACTAATGCTTCTTATTTTTGTTGTGTAAAAGATGCTACTACAGTTTCTTTACATAAGAATTATCAGGATGCTATAGCTGGAATTTCTACAGTTGACTTAACTAACTATGGAGCTGGTATTCATGAATTAAAATGCCAATCTCAAAAGAGAATTATTAGTTCTGTAAGTATTGGAAATAGTGGATCAGGTTATACTAATAAATTAACCTCCATTACTTCTGTTGGAATTAATACAGCAACTAATACTATTAATATTAAAAATCATGGTTATAAAACTGGAGAAAAGATAAGATATGATTCTAAAGGAACTAGTGTTATTGGACTATCTACTTTAACTGATTATTATGTAACAGAAGTCAGTGGAGATGCTTTTAGGTTATCTTCTGTTGGCGTAGGAAGTACAGCAGCTAATTTTTACTTTAAAAATAAAAAATATATTGATTTAAAATCAGGTGGATCTGGAATTCATGAATTTAATTATCCACCTATTAAGATAGAAATATCTGGACATATTGGAGTTTCTACTTTCTCTGGACAAGATTTTAACGCTTCTTTAAGAGCAGCAGGACGGGGATCTATTAAGTCAGTATATGTAGCTGATGGAGGTCAAGGATATGGATCTGCTAATATTATTAATTATAATAAGCAACCAGAATTTACTTTAAAGAGTGGAAAAAATGCTCAATTATATCCTATAGTATCTGTAGGTGGAAAAATAACAGAAGTATTAGTTTTAAATGCTGGTACTGAGTATAATTCAGCACCAGAATTAAAAATTACTGGAGAGGGTACAGGATGTATTATTACTCCTATATTGAAGAATGGATCTATAGATTCAGTTAATATAGTTCATAGTGGAATTGGTTATACTTCAACATCAGCAAAAATAGAAATAACTCCTAATGGAAAAGAGTGTAAATTATATTCTAACCCTAAAACATGGACTATTAATACTTTTGAAAGACTACTTCAGAATGATCAAATTACAACTGATGATGGAGTTATTAGTAAAGGATTAAATCCAGATTATGAATTACAATATACTCATTTATATGCTCCAAGAAAATTGAGGCAATCTACATATGTTAAAAAATCTGTAGGTGATAAAGAAGTATTTGTAGCTGATTTATCATTAGAAAATGATATAGAACAAGATTCTGGAACTCATTCTCCTATTATTGGATGGGCTTATGATGGATCTCCAATTTATGGTCCATATGGATATTCCACTAATTCTGGAGGTTCTTTAAAGATTCTTCAATCTGGATATTCTGTTTCTATATCTTCATATAGACCTAATCCTTTGACAGTAAACGGAGAGAAAATATATCCAGATGGTTTCTTTGTAGAGGATTATGCTTTTACTCCAGATAAAGATTTGGATGAACATAATGGTAGATTCTGTAAAACTCCAGAATATCCTAATGGAGTTTATGCATATTTTTCTACTATTAATCCAGATGTAAAAGATTCTGAAGGATCATTTAAAAATTATAGAAGACCTCAATTTCCTTATTTTATAGGTAATTCATATAAGCATCAACCTATAGATTTTAATTTCCTTATAGCATCAAATCAAGATGATATTGATATAAATGATACAGATTTAATTAGAAACACTCGTCCTTATAATTTCTTATTTAAGAAAACTGCTTATGATTTTTTAGTCAATCCTAATGATATTAATCAACAAAAAACATTCATCACAGATACTACAGAAGGATCAATAGATTCTGTAGGAATTGTTACTGGAGGAGCTGATTATAAAGTTCGTGATATGATATTCTTTGATAATGAAGGTTCTAGTGGATATCAAGCTAAAGCTGGAGTGAGTTTAATTGAAGGGAAAACTATAAATTCAATTAGTATTGCTAATACTACATTTAATGATGTAGAATTTATTTCTACTCCAGATAGCAGCTCATATGTAGGGTATACTACGATACCTCATAATTTTTATGAAACAGAATGGGCTATTATTACAGGATTAAGTACAGATGGTTTTGTTAATAATCAACCTCAATCTGTAGGAATAAAAACCGAAAAATTTAAGTTATTTACTGAAGTATCTGGTATTTCTACTACTGGTATTGTTACTTTCTTTAATTTAGTTGGAGATTTAGATCCTTTCTCTATAAGAGAAAATGATATTTTAGGAATAGGAACTGAACAAGTTAAAGTATTAAACGTAGATCCAGAATTATCTAGAGTTAGAGTTCTAAGGCAATATGATTCTACAGTAGGATCTTCTCATACTGCAAATTCTCTAGTATCAGCAAAACCAAGAACTATTAGTTTTGGTCCTATTGGTGGAGGAGATATATCTAATTATAGACTTAATAAAGAATTATATTTTAATCCTAAAGAATCTGTAGCATTAGGAAATGTATCTGGTGTTGGTATTGGATCTACTTTATTCTTCTCCAATCCAGGAACTGGTATTAGTGAAATATTCATTCCTACAAAATCAATTTATATTAAAAATCATGGTTTAAAATCTGGTGATTCTTTAACTTATAGAACAAATGATGGAACTGCTTTAGGAGTTTCTACTGATGGAACTATGACATTTACTTTGGCTCAAGGTTCCACTGTATATGCTTCACCATTAAGTAAAGATATAATTGGTATTTCTACTGCTAGAGTTGGTTTAGGTGCTACTGGAGCATATATTGGAATTAATAGTACTACTAATATTAGTACTTTATATTTTACTGGAATTGGTACTGGATTGTACCATAGTTTTAAAACAAATTATACAAATGTTTTAAGTGGTAAAGTTAATAGATCTTTAGCTACAGTTGCTACTGCTGCAACTCATGGATTAAAAGCTAAGGATGTTGTATCTTTAGATGTTCTTCCAGGAATTAGTACTACTATAGTAGTAGCATATAATGATTATAATAGAAGGTTAGTTATAGATCCTAGAACATTTACTTCTGGTAATGTTAATACTTCTGATAATACTATAACTATTTCTAGACATGGTTATGAAAGTGGTCAAAAAGTTATTCACACTGCAGATACTTCTTCTGGTGGATTAGTTGATAATGGAATATATTATGTTTATGTTGTAGATATAGATAGAATTAAATTATGTGTTGATTATTATCAAGCAGTTGATATAACTCCGACAATTGTTAGTATTACAAGTGCTTCTGCTGGAACAATTTCTCCAATCAATCCTAATATTAGTTTAGAAAAAGATCAAAAAATAGTATTTGATCTTTCAAATTCTTCATTGGCATTTACTAATAATGATGTTTCGTATAGTGCTTTTGATTTTAATCTTTATTCTGATAAAAATCTAGATAATCTTTTCTTTACTTCAGGAGAAACTGATGATTTTAATATCAGTAAAACTGGAAGAATTGGTATAGATGCTACTGCTACTTTAACAATTAAAAATGTAGAAGAAATTAGTGAAGATTTATATTATAATTTGACTCCTATTAATGAAGTTCTTAATTCTGATGTTAAAAAGGAGATTATTAGAGATGACATAAACAATTACAATTCTAATAGCATTTCATGGGATTTTAATCCTTTAAGTGGATCTCATTCTTTAGTTGGAGTAGGAACTACTACTTTCTTATTCTCTGTAGAAGATATACCTCAAAAACTTGAATATGTTGCAGCAGATGGCGAGTTTTCATATGTTACAAATTCTTTAAATGCTCAAGGACCTATTAATGCAGTAACTATCTTATCTCAAGGAAAGAGATATAGAACTCTTCCTGGTATTAGTACTATTACTTCAATTTTTGGAAAAGGAGCAGTTTTAAATCCAAAGAGTAGTAATATTGGAAGAATTTCTGCTGTAGATATTAAAAATATAGGTTTTGATTATTCTGCAGATAAGACGTTAAGACCTGAAGCTCAGATTCCACAATTAATAGAAGTAGATGCTCTTAGCTCTTTAAAAAGCGTTGGAATTTCTTCAGTAGGTAAAAATTATCTAGATTCTCCTGGATTAGTAGTTTTAGATGGATTAACTAATAAAATAGTTAGAGATATAGATTTAGATTATGAATTAGGTGATGATGAAGTTACTATTCTTAGGAATAGTAAAATTTTAAATAATGCTACTCCTACTGTACTTCCTATTAGTAATTCAAATGGAATTAGTATTAATAATATTGATTATGATAGCGGGAACAATAATGTAACTGTAACTATTGGTGCTAGTTTTAGTGATGCTGCTGATTATCCATTTGAAGTGGGTAAGAAAGTAATGATAGAAGGGGTAAGTGTTGGAGTTGGAAGCACTGGAAAGGGTTATAATAGTGAGGGTTATAATTATACTCTCTTTGAAATTTTAGAAACAGATCCTAATATTGGAGGGGCTTTAGGTACTGTAAGATATAGTTTGAATAATATTCTAGGAGAAGGTGAAGTTCCAGGAGCATTTAAATCATCTCTTTCTTCTGGTAAACTTATTCCTCAAGAATATTTCCCAATTTTCGATATTAAAATAGAAGATAATAAATTTGAAGTGGGAGAAATTTTAGTTTCTGGAAATAAAGTAGGAGTTTTACAATCATGGAATCCTATAAGTGGAACTCTTAAAGTTTCTTCTATTAATGATTTTGTGGCAGGAGAACCCCTTACTGGACAGTCTTCAAAAACTAAATCTACTATTACTAAAGCTACCCAATATAAAGAAATCTATAATATAGATTCTTCTTCAATAACTAATGAAGGGTGGAAAACTAATTCAGGATTTTTAAATGATAATCAGCAAAGAATATTTGATAGTGAGTATTATCAGTATTTCTCATATTCTCTTAAATCTGAAGTACAGTATTCTAAGTGGAATGAACCAGTATCTACTTTAAATCATACTTCTGGATTTAAGAAATTTAGTGATTTAATTGTTAGATCTGAAACTGATGTAGGAGTTAATACAACTCAAGATCAAACTAAATTTGAGGTTGTAACTGATTTAATTTCTATTATGGATTTAAATACAGTATTTGACTTTGATCTAGTAAGAGAAAAAACATTAGAAATAGATTCTTCAGTAATTTCAGATGAATTAGTTTTTGATTCTAAGATTCTTTTAGATTATAAAGAGTCTATTGGTAATAGAGTATTGACTATTGATGATATTAGTGGAGATTTTAATAATAACGCTAGAACAGATGCATTTATGTCTGTTGATAGCTTTACATTGGCAAGTGTAAGATATAGAAAATATCTTACCTTTATTAGGGATAAGAGATATACTAAAGAAAGACAAATACTCTTAGTATCTGCTCTTCATGATGATAGTGGTAATATCTTCCTAAACCAGTATGGTAGAGTTGAGACTAACACTGACCTTGGTGAATTTGGTGGGGATTTGGGTTCCTATGATATGGATATTGCTGGTGATGATGGAAGATTACTATTCTATCCTAAGAAATTTAAATATAATAATTATGATGTTTCTAATGTTGCATTTAACATTTCAGACAGTGTTGCTGGTGTAGGTTCTACTGGATTAGGTGGAATTGTTAATATTACTAGTAGCACTACAACTATACCTTTAGGAATTACTACACAGCATAGTATTATATCCTTTGCTACTACTTACAGAGGATCTAAGGTATTAGTATCCTATGCTGCTAGTGATGCATCATATTGGGAACATGATGAGATAACTTTGGTTCATGATGGCACTAATGTTGATATGATTGAGTATGGGCAATTAACTACAGGTAATGTTGGAAGTGCATCTGGTGAACCTGGTCTTGGAACATATAGTGCTTATATTGCTGGATCTAGAGTTCATCTAGATCTTCATCCTACTGTATCTACTGCAAGTACATATGTGGCTAATACTGTGCATGTTGACTTTGGAAATGCTTCATCTGCTGGAGTTGGTACTACATCATTAAACACTGCTAATTTAGATTCTAGATATACTGCTATATCTTCTAGTGGTTCCCCATCTGCTACTACAGTAGCACAGTATGAAACTGAAACGTTTAATGGTGCTTATTATGTTGTATGTGTAGAAGATACCACTAATAGTCATTATCAGATATCAGAAGTCATAGTAGTAGATGATGGTACTACTTCTTATATAACAGAATATGCTATAAACCAAACTGTAACCAACCTTGGTGATTTTGGTGCTGCTATTTCTGGAGATTATACTACATTAACATTTACTCCTATAGCAAGTGCTAATGTTCAGGTTAGGGTATTCCAAGCTGCTCTAAGACTAGTTGATGAGGCAAATGAGAATACTGAAATAGATTTGACTAATGCTACCATTGATACTGGATTTGGTGCTTATACTGCTACTGAGACTGATGTTAAGAGAGCATTTGATCTTAATCATAGACAACTTCCAATCTTTAAGAGAGACTTTGTAGGAAGTGCTGCTACAACAGTTAATTTAACTGAAGATACTATTACTTTACCTGATCATTATTTTGTTACTGGGGAAGAGTTGTCTTACAGATATACTGGATCTGGTACTACTTCTGCTATTGAAATTACCTCACAATCCATACCTGGGTATGGTACTACAGATAAAATGCCTTCTACAGTATATGCTGTTAAAGTAGATGATACTACACTTAGACTTGCTACTTCTGCTGAGAATGCATTGAAGACTACTCCTACTTATTTGGATATTACTGCTGTAGGTGTTGGAACTTCTCATTCCTTTACTTCTAAGAAGCAAAACTCAAGATGTATATTGAGTATTGATAATGTGGTTCAATCTCCAATAGTTTCTACTGCTGTAACTACTACTATTACCGCTGATGTATCTGCTACTACAGATAAGATTAAACTATCAGGAATAACTTCTATTACTGGTGGTGATATGCTGAAGATTGGTGATGAGATTATGAAGGTAGACTCTGTTGGATTAGGTGCTACCAATGTTCTACTTGTTACTAGACCTTGGATGGGTACACAATCAGGTGTTCATAGTGATGGAACTTTAATTACTAAGGTAGAAGGAAACTATAATATTGTTGATAGTACTGTTAACTTCTTTACTGCTCCTGTTGGATTAACTCCATTATCTACTACTACTAATGAACCAGATGAAAGGGATTGGGTTGGTATAGCAACTCATTCATCCTTTAATGGTAGATCCTTTATGAGATCTGGTATTACTGGTAGTGCTGATGAGCCTTATTCTAAGAATTACATCTTTGATGATATTTCTGGTAATTTTACTGGATTAACCACTCAGTTTACTCTTCAATCAGATGGAAGTAATATAGCAGGATTCTCAACTAATAATGCTCTTATATTAGTTAATCAAATTCCTCAAGGTCCACAAAGATATACTGGTGGAGTTCACATTCCAGGAGATTATACTCTTATTGAAGGTAGTGTTGGAATTACTAGTATTCAGTTTACAGGATCTATAGCATCAGTTACTTCAGATCCCAATAGTTCTAATGTACCTTTAGGAGGTGTTATTGTTTCTGTTGGTTCTACTGAAGGTTTAGGTTATCAACCATTAGTATCTGCAGGTGGTACTGCTGTTGTTTCTGGATTGGGTACTATTAGTTCTGTGAGTATAGGAAATAGTGGATCTGGGTATAGAACTGGTATTCAGACAATAGTTAATGTAGGGGTTCAGACATTAAGTACAGGAGCACCTAATATTGAGTTTATTGGTACTGCTGCTATTAGTGGTGGTAATATTGTGAGTATTGCTATTACTAATCCAGGTACTGGTTATACTTCAACTAATCCTCCTGCTGTTGTTATAGATGAGCCATTATCTTATGATAATATGCCTCTTTTCTATTGTTCCAATCAATCTGGAGTAGGATCAGAAGCAAGAGCAAATATAGTTGTTGGTTTGGGTGGAAGTGTAATTGATTTTGAAATTATAAATCAAGGATATGGTTATGGTGAAACTCAGAAGTTAACTATAGGTGTTGGTGGTGCTGTAGGTATTCCAACTGCAGGTGCTGATGAATTTAGAGAATTCCAACTCACAGTCAATGAAACTGTAAGTGATAGTTTTGCTGGATGGACAGTTGGAGACTTCCAAGTTCTTGATACATTGGATTCATTATTCGATGGAAAGACAACTTCCTTTGCACTGAATTTGAATGGAGTACAGCAAACTATTCAGTCTAAGCCAGGATCAAATATAGATGTTGAAGTTGCTATATTAGTATTCATTAATGATATTCTTCAGGTTCCTGATGTTGGATATGAATTTAAAGGTGGTAGTTATATTACCTTTAAAGAAGCACCAAAAAATGGAGATACTTCTAAGATTCTTTTCTATCAAGGAACAGGGTCAGTAGACGTTACTGATGTTGATATCTTAGAAACAGTTAAGAAAGGTGATGAACTTAAATTATATGATCAGGATATTGCTTTAGAAGAAAATAAGAGATCTGTAACTACTATTAATTCATCTGATAGTGTCAACACTAATCTTTATCCTGGTCCTGGTATTACTACTAATGAAAGCTTCCAAAGAGCTGTTACATGGTCTAGACAAACTCAAGATAAGTTTATAGATGGAGAAGCAGTTACTAAGGATAGACCTCATTATGAACCATTGATTTATCCTAATACTAATATTATTCAATCTGTTGGTGTAGGATCTACTGTTATCTTTGTTTCTAATATAAGAACTTTCTTTGATAGTTCAAAAGAAAATTATAGTGGACAAAATGATATTAGAATCATTTCTCAAGATAGTATAGTTGGAGCATCTGCTACTGCCTTTGTTTCTGCTGCTGGAACTGTAACTTCATTTGATATTACTAATCCTGGTGTTGGATATACAATAGCACCATCAGTTTCTATCACTACTCCTATAGGATTAACTACTTCTCAAGGTGCTAGAGCAACTGCTACTATAAGTGGAGTTGGAACTGTAAATGCTATTACAGTTTCTTATGGAGGAACTACTACTGGATTTGCTTATACTAACACTGCTGCTCCATCAGTTCTTATAGGTGAACCTAAGTCAATTGCTTCAATAGAAACTATTAAAGATGTTACTTATAGTGGAGATTTTGGAATTATTTCTGGTATATCTACAACATCTGTTGGTGTAGCATCTACAGGTATCGTATTTGATTTACTTCTTCCAAATGATTCATTATTTAGAAATAGTGCTACTGTAGGAACTGCTCTTACTGTAAGTGGAATATCAACTGGATATTATTTCACAGTCTCTAATTCTAATGTAGGTGCTTCAGTAACTTCTCTATATCAAGATGGTACTGTAGTTGGTATAGGAACATCCTTCTTAGATAATGTCTATGAAGTTGCTCAAGTTTCTATTGCTCAGACTATGGGTATAGGAATTGGATTAACTTATGTTGCACAAGTCACAGTCAGTGTTCAAGATTATAATGGTTTGACTGGACTTGGATATAGTGAATTCTTTGGTGAATATAGTTGGGGTAGAATTGCTACTGCTCCTAGAGGTAATGCAAGAGTATTTACTTCTTATGCAGGTAATAGTGATGGATTAGTTGGTATAACTACTTCTCCTATATTGGAAAGAGTAAATCCTTTACGATACGTAAATTATAACACCTAAATAACTAAAAAAATACGTAAAAATGTCAGCAATTATAACTGATCAACTTAGAATTTTGAATGCGAAGAACTTCGTAGCAACTGCAACTTCTTCAGTTAATTCATATTATTCTTTTGTTGGTTTACCTAATGCTACTAATTATTCATCTACTTGGGAAGCAAATCCTCCTGCTCCTAAAGATAGTTTTGAACAAGAAGATGATTATTGGGATACTATGGTAGCATTGAAGAAGATCACTGCTTCTGATGTGCGTAGAATGATTAATAAAAATACTTGGACATCAGGTATAACTTATGATATGTATCGTGGAGATATTAGTAGAACTAACATAGCTAAGCCTTCTGGGTCAACTAATTTATATGCTGCAAAATATTACGTAGTGAATGAAGATTATAAGGTTTATATTTGTCTTCAAAATGGTACTAATCCTGAAAATACTTCAGGAAGACCTTCTCTAGATCAACCTACCTTTACAGATTTAGAACCAAAGTCAGCTGGAGATAGTGGGGATGGTTATATCTGGAAATATCTTTATACTATTAAACCTAGTGTTATTGCTAAATTTGATTCTACTAATTTTATTCCTGTCCCAGATGATTGGGAAACAAGTACAGATAATTCTTCGGTAAGAGATAATGCTTCTACTAGTGGACAATTAAAAATTATTACTATTACTAATAGAGGAGCAGGTATAGGAACTGCTAATAGAACTTATACTGGTGTTCCTGTAAATGGTGACGGATCTGGAGCTGAAGCAACTATAGTTATTAATAATGATGCTAAAGTTGAATCTGTAAGTGTTTCTAAAGGAGGTTCAGGATATACTTATGGAACTTTAGATTTAGCAACTGGAGGAGTTCCCAGTGGAACTACAGATCCAGTTTTTAATGTAATTATTCCACCTCAAGGAGGTCATGGGGCAGATATTTATAGAGAATTGGGTGCAAGTAATGTTTTAGTATATTCTAAGATTGAAAATGATGTAGAAAATCCAGATTTTGTAACAGGAAACCAAATTGCTAGAATTGGAATTATAGAAAACCCTCAAGCTTATGATTCTACTAATAATTTAGAATTGTCTAAAGCTAGTTCTTTATATGCTTTAAAATTAATAGGAGCAGGATATACTACTGCTACTTTCGATTTGGATGGTCAAGTTACTCAAACTGTTGGCGTAGGTTCTACTGCAGTAGGAAGAGTTGTTTCTTATGATCAAACAACAGGAGTTTTAAAATATTGGCAAGATAAGAGTCTAGTTGGATTTAATACTGATGGATCATTAAAAACTGATCCTACTTATGGATATTCTCTACATTCATTTACAGCTAATCCTACTACTGGAGGAAATGTAAATATTGCTAGTAATGAAGGTACATTAGGTATAGATACTAATTTTGGAACATCAGGTAGTCCTGGTATAAGTACCGTAATAAATAATAGAACATATTACCTTGGCCAGAGTTTTACACAAGGAATTTCAAATCCTGAAGTTAAAAAATATTCTGGAAATATAATTTATGTTGATAACAGACCCTCTATTACTAGGTCTGCCAATCAAAGAGAAGATATCAAAGTCATTTTGCAATTCTAAAGAATCATGCCACAGGAAACAAATTTAAACGTCGCTCCTTATTTTGACGATTTTAATGCAGATGACCAGTATTATAAAATATTATTTAAACCTGGATTTCCAGTACAAGCTAGAGAATTGACTGGAGTTCAATCTATTCTTCAGAATCAGATTGAAAAGTTTGGTAGTCATGTTTTTAAAGAAGGTAGTTCTGTCACTGGTGGGGGAATTAAATTTTCTAATGCTTATAATTCTATAAAAATACAATCAGTAAATCAGGGATTAGATGTAGAAAAATACTTATATGATCTTCAAGATAAATTTTTAATAGGTAGTGAGTCTGGATTAAAAGTACAAATTAAAGGATATATGACTGATATATATCCTGACAATTCTTATGTTTTATTTGTAAATTATTTAAATAGTGGATCTGATAATAATGCAGAATGTCTTCCTGGTGAAAGTTTACTTTTGGATGGAGAACCTTTTAATACTACTAGGGAGAATATACTATTTCAACCAGGAGAAGCAGTAGCTCAGTTGGTAACTAGTCCTGCATGTAGTTTTATTGGATGTGCAGCTGTTTTATCTGAAGGAATTTATTTTGCAAGAGGACATTTTATCGAAGTTGAAGAACAAACAATTATATTAAGTCCTTTTATTAATAGTGTTGATGCTAGAGTTGGTCTTAGAGTTTTAGAAAATGTTATTAATTCTGATATAGATCCAGATTTAGCTGATAATGCTGCTGGATTTAGTAATTATACTGCACCAGGATCTGACAGATTGAGAATAGAGTTAAGATTAGAAGCTGTTGATATTGATGAATTAGGTACTCCTAATTTCATCGAATTGATGGAAGTACTTGGTGGAATTGTTTCTTCTTCTCAAAATAAATCTCAATATAATGATCTATCTAAAGAATTTGCTAGGAGGACTTTTGATGAGTCTGGTAATTATTATGTTACACCTTTTTCTCTTAATGCTAGAAATACATTAAATAATTTTGAAGGAAATAATGGAATATTTTCAGAAGATCAAACAACTTATAATAATAACACTCCTAGTGAAGAATTAGGAACATATAAATTATCTCCAGGAAAAGCTTATATTGAAGGTTATGAAGTAGAAACTATAGTTCCAGCTTTCTTAGATTTTGAAAAGCCAAGAACTACTAAACTTTTAGAAAATCAAAGTATTAATTATGTCACAGGACCTACATTTACATTAACCAACGTATCAGGATCACCTATAATAGGATTAGGTACTGATTATACAGTAAGTTTAAGAGATCAGAGAGTAGGCTCTGCATCTACTACTGCTGCTGGTAAAGAAATTGGAGTAGCACGTGTATATGATTTTGCTTTAGAATCTGGTTCTTATGATGCATCAAATGCTAATATCAATGAATGGGATATTGCTCTTTATGATATTCAACCTTATACTGAAATAACTTTAAATACTAGTCCTGCAAATGGATTATTTGTTCCAACTCATATTAAAGGAAAATCTAGTGGTGCTACTGGATATTTGAGACACAATGCTGTTGGTGCTGCACTTACTGCTTATAATACTAAAGGAACCTTTATTGCTGGAGAGCAATTAATTTTTAATGGGGAATTGAGTGGAAATATTGCTGCTGGAGCAACATCTTATAATACTAGTGATATTAAATCTATTCATGGAACTGTAAGTACAGCAAGTACTTTTAATTCAGATGTAAAACAAAGTACTTTATTTACTTTTGGGGAAGTTAATGTTAGTTCTGCTACCACTTCAGGAGCATCTTTAGGAATTTCAACTGTTACTAGTACTAACCCTAATAAATTCTTTAGCGGAATTGCTACAGTTGGTAATATAGTAGAATATACTAATCCTGGATTAAATACTACTTCATATGCTAGAGTTGAAAGTGTTTCTCAACACTCTTTAACTATTTCTGGTGTAACAACTGTTGCTGGTATATGTGAGGGTGGATTACCTACAGTAATAGCTGGAGATGCTACTTCTGGAGCTATTAATCCATCTGATTTTAAAATCCTTACTTCACAATTTCAATCTTCTACAGATAATACTTTATATACTAAGTTACCTAAGACTGATATTCAAAATGTAGATTTAACAGGTAGCAATATTACTATTAGAAAACAGTTTGATGTAACCATTACAGATTCTTCAACTGGAGCTATTAGTAGTGGTAGTGCTAATGAAACATTTTTATCTTATGATGAAGAAAGATATGTTCTAATAAGAACAGATGGTACTACAGAATCTTTATCTACAGATAAGATCAATTTTAATACAGGTTCTACTGAAATTACAATTAATGGTTTAACTGGAAATGGTCCTGCTAAATTGATAGCTACTTTAAGAAAAATAAACGTAAAAGCAAAAATTAAAGAAAGACAAAAAATTAATGTAGTTACTGTAGTAGGATCTGCTAATACTTCTTCTGGTATTGGTTCTACTACTTTAAATGATGGATTAACATGGAATTCTGTTTATGGAACTAGAGTTCAAGATGAAGAAATTTCTTTAAATGTTCCAGATGCTACAGTTGTCTATGGAGTATTAGAATCTAGTAACACTAATAATCCTGTGTTTCCTAAAGTGTCTTTAAGTGCTATTAATAGTTCTACTGGCAAAACTGGTGATTTGTTAATAGGAGAAAAATTTGTAGGAACAGATAGTAAAGCAAAAGGAATTTATGTCCAAAAATATGATGACACTACAGCTTGTTATCTTTCTTTAAATGATTATACTTTTCAATTAAATGAAACTGTAACTTTTGAAGAATCTGGTATTACAGCTACAGTATCTTCCACATCTTTAGGTGCTAATAATATTACTGATAGATTTGAATATGATGATGGACAAAGAGATACTATTTACGATTATGCTAGAATAACCAGAAAATCTGGATTTAATTCTCCATCTAAGAGATTGGCAATAGTTTTTGAATCTGCATACTTTACAGCATCAGATACTGGAGATATTACTACTGTTAGTTCATATGATAATTTTACGTATAAAGATCTTCCTATAATTAATGATGCTAATGTAAGTGATATTATTGATATAAGACCAAGAGTTTCTGAATTTTCAGGAACATCTCGTTCTCCTTTTGAATTTTTAGGAAGATCCTTTACTGCATCAGGAAATTCAGCTCAAAATATTTTAGCATCAGATGAATCAATATTATTAGATTATTCTTTCTATCTTCCTAGATTAGATAAGATTTATTTAACTAAAGGGGGAACATTCCAATTAATGAAAGGAATTCCCGCAGAAACTCCAGAAGATCCAAATTCTGTTGATGGAGCTTTAGAAGTTGCTTCTATTTCTTTACCTGCATATCTTTATGATATTAATGATGTAGATATTAGTTTAGCAGAATATAAGAGATATCAAATGAGTGATATCAATAGATTGGAAAAGAGAATTGAAAGTTTAGAATATTATACTTCTCTTTCATTATTAGAAAGAGATACTTTAAATATGCAGATTACCGATACTGATGGTTTAAATCGGTTTAAATCTGGATTTTTTGTAGATGATTTTTCTGATACTGAAAGTCAACTTAAGAAAACTATTGTAAAAAATAGTATTGATTTTGAAAATGGAGAACTTAGACCTTCTCCATATACTACCGAACTTGATTTAGAATTAGATCTGAATAGTGCTAATGGAATTAGACAAACTGGTAGGGTAATATCTTTAAACTATGATAATGTACCTTTTGTTAGACAAACATTTGCTACAAAAACTGAAAGTGTAACACCTTTCCTTATCAACTATTTTGGTGGTTCTATTTTATTAACTCCATCTTCAGATGTATGGATGGATCAAGTTGTTTTAGATGCCAAAAAAGAAAGTCAGACAACATATTCACAAACTAGCGAACAAGTTAAAAAAGGTGGATGGGACCCAGATACTGGTTATAGTCCAGTAGTATGGGGTGGTTGGAAAACTACTTGGACTGGTGGAGGTAGTAGTACTAAGATTGGTTCTAGTAGTAATACTCATTGGGGTGGATGGCAGAATCGTTCTGGATATAGAGAAAGATCTCAATATCGAACTACAACAACTACATTTAGAAGAAATGCTACTAAAATTAAACAAAAGAGAGAAGCAAAGAGATCTATAAAGAGAGAAACCTTTAGTACTATTAACGATGGACCAAAGGTAATTAATACATCTCTAACTCCTTACATGAGATCTAGAAATATAGATTTCTCTTGTAAGGGTTTAAAACCAGTCACTAATGTGTTCGGTTTCTTTGATGGTGAAAATGTTAATAAGTTTATAGTTCCAAAACTTATTGAAATTTCTATGGTTACTGGAACCTTTGAAGTAGGTGAAACTGTTATAGGAACAACTAAAGATGGTAAGGAATTAATTAGATTTAGAGTTGCTGTATCTAATCATAAATTAGGTCCTTATGATGATCCTGGAGCAGTATATAATACTAATCCATATTATAGTTCTACTCCCCTTAGGAGAGGATCTGTTTTAATTGATAGTATATTACCAACATCACCTAACGGATCTACAGATGATGTATCATCAGATACTCTTCTTGTTCCTGCAGAATATTCTACTACTTCAAATCTTATTAATGTAGATACATTAAGTTTATCGGATAAATCTAAAAATACTTATCATGGATATGTAGAAAAAGGACTTAAATTAGTAGGACAAACATCTAGTGCTCAAGCAACTATCACATCTCTTAGTTTGAGAACTGATAATTTAGGAAGTGTAAGAGGATCATTCTTCATACCCAATCCTAATGATATAACTACTCCTAAATTTGAATGTGGCAAAAAAGTCTTTAGACTTACTAGCAGTAATACCAATAGTCAAAATGCTTTAAATGTGGGAACTGATGCTTCTCAAACATTTGATTCTACTGGTACTATTAAGACTATGCAGTCTACTATTATTACTGTTAGAAATATTAATACCCATACACAAATACAAACTGAAACTAGAAGTAGTACTAGTGGTGGAGGAGGTACTTATACAACCACATCTACTTCTAAGATAGGATCTGATAGTCAAGATTTTAATCCACCTCAAAGACAGAGTTGGTCAGTACAAACTAATAATTCTGATTATGTAGAAGGAGCACTTGTTCAGGTTCAGGATGGAAAGGTAATTAATGTAGCTAATGAATATGGTAAGGAGACTGTTAATAGTCAACAAGTTATTAAAGACCAAAATCTAACAGTATATAACAGTTATGATGCTTTTAATGCTGCTGTTAAGAAAGATAAGTCTGATACAAACACTACTGGACTTTTAACAAATACAGGAAAAGGTGGAACTGGTGCTGGAAGAAAGGTAGCTTTTGTTGCTCCTAGCAATTTAGATGTTTTTGATAAAGTCTATAATGATAGACTTGGTAGAGCACCTGATGGTGCTGGTAAAGCTTATTGGAAAAAGGATTTAGCAAAAAATCCTAAAACAGCAGCTGCTATGAAAGTTCTAGCAGCTGGAAAAAGCAATCTAGCATATAAGGCTGCTGAAGCTACTATTGCTAAAGAATTAAATAGACACTTTGACGCTCAACAGGAAGTTAAAGCTAAAGAAAAGGCAGGTGATGATTGGAAAGGTGCTAATGAATATTGGAAGAATGCAGATCCTGATAGACATAAGAAGCAAGGTAATATTTGTGCTAACAAAACAGACCCTCTTGCCCAAACTTTCTTTGTACAAAATGAAACTGGTGTGTTTATCACTAGATTAGATTTATTCATGGCAACTAAAGATGAAACATTGCCATTAATAGTTCAATTAAGAACAGTGAAATTAGGAATGCCAACTGATGAAGTTATTCCTTTTGGTGAAGTTATATTAGAACCTGAAAATGTTTTCTTATCTGATGATTCTACAGAAGTTACTCCAGTAATATTCCCATCTCCAGTTTACCTATCTCCAGGTCAAACTTATGCTGTTGTATTACTTTCAGTAAGTTCTAATTATAGTACTTGGATAGCACGTGTAGGTGAAACTGATATTCAGACTCGTAACCTTGCAGAATCTGAACAACTCTTAGTATCATCTCAACCTACTTTAGGTTCATTGTTTAAATCACAAAATGGAGAAACTTGGAATCCAAGTCAGTGGGAAGATCTTAAGTTTACTCTTTACAGAGCATCCTTCAGTGAACCACAAGGAAACATTAATTTTGTAAATCCAAGTCTATTCAGTTATTCTGATGATATTAATGCATTACGTAAAGATTCATTTGAAATCACTGCAAATAAAGTAAGAATAGGATTTAACACTACTATTTCTGATACTGGATTAACTTTAGGTAATACTATTCAACAAATGGGTAGTAATGCCACAGGAAATTATGTAGGTTCAGCAGGAACAGCAAATGGTAATTTGACTATTACTAATGCTGGTGTTGGATATACTCCTTCTTCTGGTAGTGAAACATATAATCATGTTCCTATGGTTACTCAGACTGGAAATGGAAGAAATGGAACATTAAATATGACCATAACCAATGGAGTAGCAGTTGCTGCAACTGTGGTTAATGGTGGTAGTGGATATGCTATAGGTGATATAGTTGGAGTATCTACTGTAGGATTAACTTCCTTAGGAAAAGATATTCAATTCTCTATTGCTACTCTTAGTGGAGTTAATGAGTTTACTCTTGATAATGTTCAGGGAGAATTTTCTACTGGTGTTGGTAAAACAATGCAGTATATTGCTGGTTCAGGAACCACTATTCTAAATTACACTGCTGGAGGAAATGTTTGGTTATCAGGTTCTCCTGTAACAGTTAATGATGGTCTTCATATAAAGATTAATCAGAAGAATCATGGTATGCATACAATTAAAGATGTAGTTACATTTGCAGATGTACAGTCTGATATTGCACCTACAAAATTAGCAGCAGATTATGATTCTACATCTACAGGTTCTATTATATTAGATGATGGAACTGACTTTACTTCCTTTGAAAATGTAGGTGTTGGTTCTACTAACTTAGGTTATGTTAAGGTAGGTAGTGAAATTTTATCTTACACTGGAGTAACCAACAATACCTTAACTGGTGTTAGTAGAGGAGTTGATTCTACCAAGACATTAACTCATTCTGATGGTGATTATGTTCATAAGTATGAATTAAACGGTGTATCTTTGAGAAGAATTAATACTGACCATAATCTTTCAAGTTCTACTGTTTCTAATAGTATAGGTATTGATCATTATAATGTTAAGATTGATACTTCTGCTAATGGGGTAGATAGATCAGTTGGCACAAGTCTTCCAATTCTTCACTTTAATGATACTAAGTCTTCAGGTGGAGAAGGTAGTTATGCTACTGATAATATACCATTTGAAGTTATAACTCCTATAGTTCAACATATAACTCCAGTTAAAACTAATGTAACAGGTCAGATTAGAACTATTACAGGATCTAGCATAGATGGATCTGAAGTACCTTATCAGGATCAAGGATTTGAAGATATTAGTTTAACTACTGATAATTTCATGTCTACTCCTAGAATGATTGCTTCTAGAATTAATGAAACTACTTCCTTAGCAAATCTTCCTGATAATAAATCATTTACTTTGAATTTAGCTTTAGAAAGTGACAATCCAGCAGTTTCTCCTATAATAGATCTTGATAGAGTTGCTATGATATTTACTTCTAATAGGGTAAATAATCCAGTTACTAATTGGATTACTGATAATAGAGTTAATACTCTTGAGAATGATCCTAATGCATTTGTTTATGCATCTCAACCAGTTACTTTAGAAAATGGATCTACATCCATTAAAATTCATTTAGAAGCTCATATCAATATTACTAGTGATGTTAGAGCATTCTATGCATTATTAGAAGATCCTAATGATGAATTAGTTTATCAACCATTCCCTGGTTATAATAATTTATTATCTACTGGTCAAATTATAGATCCTGCAAAAAATGATGGATTACCTGATAAATTGACTGCTAAAACAGATGTTATAGCATATACATCAGAACAGGTAATTTGGAATGATTATGAGTGGACTATAGACAATCTTCCTACTTTTAGACATTTTAGTATTAAATTGGTAGGAACTGGTACTAATCAGGCACAACCACCTAGAATGAAAAATCTTAGAGTCTTGGCTCTTGCTTAATATGAATTATACAAATGTAGAAGGACATTCTGATCTAATTAGAGATAATAGCACAGGTGCTATTTTAAATAATGATACAAGTGAATATGAAAATTACATCAGAATGCGTGCCAAAAGGAAAGAAGGAACAGATAAAATAGATAATATGGAGAATGATTTGAAATCTTTAAAGGATGATATTAATGAAATTAAAACTTTACTAAGAGCACTATCTAATGGCTAAAAACACTCTTACTTTTGACCCTAGTGCAGGTGTTGCCTATGGTGTAAATCTGACCATTAATACAGGAGCAGATTTAGATGCTGACTATACTGTAGTTGGTACTTCTGGTACTGCTTTTGATTTTACTGGATATACTGGTTCTGCTCAGCTTGCTAAGAGTGTAGCAATAGGTTCATCTGCATATGCACTAAGAACCTTTGAAGTTGGATTTACTAGTGCTAAAGGTGGAGAATTTAGATTATCATTAGGTTCCACTGATACTAGAACTTTATCAGAAGGTAGGTATGTATATGATGTTTTAATAGGTTCTGGTTCATCAGTTTATAGAATAGTATCAGGAGATGTGTTAGTTATAGCAGGTATCTCTTCTGCTCCTTCCTAAATAATCTTATACTAGTAAAGTAGATAAATGGCGCAACCAAGCACACGTGGGGAATTAATAGACTACTGTAAGAGGCAGTTAGGTGCTCCTGTGCTCGAAATTAATGTTGCAGACGAGCAAATAGAAGATATCATAGATGATGCTATTCAGTTCTTTCAGGAAAGACATTTTGATGGTGTATATCAGAGTTATAGGAAATATGTAATAACACAAGAAGATAAAGATAGGGGAAGAGCAACAGGGGGAGCAGGTATAACAACTACTACAGTAGATACTACTGTTGGGGTTAGTACTCAATTCAGTTATACTGAGAATAGTAACTATCTTCCAATTCCACCAGAAGTTATAGGAGTCACTAAGATATTCCATTTTGATGGAAGTAATACTATCACTAACAATATGTTTAGTGTGAAGTATCAGTTATTCTTAAATGACATTTATTATTGGGGTGCTACTGAACTTCTTTCATATGCAATGGTAAAGACATATCTAGAAGATATTAATTTCTTATTAACTACAGAGAAACAGATTAGATTTAATAAGAGACAAGATAGATTATATTTGGATATAGATTGGGATAGTGTAAGTGTAGGTGATTATCTGGTTATAGATTGTTTTACTCTATTAGATCCATCAACTTATCCTAGAGTATGGAATGATTCATTCTTAAAACCATATGCTACTGCTCTTATTAAGAGGCAGTGGGGACAAAATATGTCCAAATTCCAAGGGGTTAAATTACCTGGTGGAATAGAATTAAATGGTATGGAAATGTATGAGCAAGCAGAAAAAGAATTAGAAAGAATTAGAGAGAATATGTCTAATACTTATGAACTTCCTCCTCTTGATATGATAGGCTAATGGCATTAAATCCTTATTTCCTACAAGGGTCTTCTACAGAGCAGAATCTAGTCCAAAGCTTAATCAATGAACAGATTAAGATGT